TTGGATTGCATCAATTGACTCAGTAGACACTTTTAAAAATTTTATTAAAGTCTTAAATTCAGTTAATGTAAATTTTAAGGATAGTGAACCACATAAAAGGTTGATTCAATTAACGAAAGCTATATATCATGATTTAAAACGTCTTAACTGGGATAAAAGCAAAAAACGATATGATTCACCTACATATGTGCAAAGAATGAGTGAAGATAACATGAAAAATATATTAAATCTTGGAAGAAGAGATAAAATTAAAAAACCAAAAAAATGGATATCTGATACACCTATTTACATACATCAGTTTCGCATGATAATGCAAATATTTACACCTACATTCAGGATATATGTATTAAAAAACAGTATTACATTTCGTACAATGAATAATTTAGCTTCAAATTCAGAACTAATAGAGGAAAGATCTAAATTAAATTATTCAAAAAAACACAAAGGTACTACTATAAGAGAGAATAAGACTTCGAAAGAATTATTAAGATCTTATGCAGAACTGGAAAAAATCACAACTGATCATTTGAATAAAGTAACACATGATAAAAATACTGTAAATCGTCAAACAGATATAAATAAGGATCAACTTGACCGTATTCAAATAAAAAACAAATTTCTTAGACGAATGTTGCTTATATTTTGTATCATTATACTAGTTTTATATTCAACTGATTTAGGTTTACCTAAGACTGCGGGACTCATCATTTCGTTTGGTATGATTATTGGATTAATTGCATATAGTTTTTTGATTTGGACTACTTTAACACAACGTCATGCGTTATCCTACAATCAAATAGTAACATCAAGTCATGTTGTAAATTTGGAAGACAATAACAGATTGTATCAAAATGCCGAACGTTGTAATGCTGATTCTTCTGGATCTGGGGGAGACGGAGAGAACTCGTATTCAATTGATGGATGCAGATAGAATAAGTTTACAATAATGCACTTGTTATTGTAACTCTACATAAAGGACATGTATTTTTTTGAAATCTATATATATCATAGCATTCTTTACATGTAATATGATGTCCACATGGTGTGAATGTGATATTTGGTTTACTATCTAAACAAATAACACACTCTTCTACTATCTTATATACATCAATTGCGTCAAGAACATTTATAATACTTTTATGTGGTTCTTTTATAGAAACAGTATAAAAGGGAACACAATTTTGTCTAGATGTTATTTTTAAATCTTTATCGGAGATTTTATAATAACGTCCTTCTTTTCGGATTTCATCTTTGTTAGGAAATTTACAATTATATTTGTTATTGTAAACATCTAAATAACGTTTTCCTTCGCCATCAACAAATGAATTAAATCTGATTCGCAATTTACTTTTCTCTTTTACACATTGTAAGATGATATATGCCATCAATTTTTTTCATATATGATATTAAGTTAATAATGCAAATCATTTTTACATACTTATGAATAAAACAGGTATGAAGAGTATATGTGTGGGATTATAGGTGTTCATACTATAAATAATTCTGAGGATGTAATTTACATTATATTTGAAGGATTGTTGGGGTTACAACATAGGGGTCAAGACGGCGTTGGGATAGCTACATCAAAAAGAATCATAAAAAAAAATGGACTTGTTAAAACATCATATGTTGATAGTGAATTACTAGAATTAAAAAGCAATTGTTGTATAGGTCATGTTAGATATGCTACAAATGGTGTTATAGATGGATTACAACCATTTTATAGTAGTTTTCCACGGAGAATAACTATTTGTCACAATGGACATATAATAAATACACAACATTTAAAAAATATTTTGGAATCAGAATATAACATTCTTACTTCATCCGAATCAGATTCATATATATTTCTTTGTATATTTTCAAGTAAATTATATTCTTTGCTTAAACAATCTAAGACGAATGTCATAACTTCAGAAATGATATTTATGACAACTAATTATATACATTCAATAGTAGAAGGGAGTTTTTGTGTAAACATTATAATTGAAGGTTATGGAATGATTTCTATTCGTGATAGATGTGGGATAAGACCTTTAATTTGGGGTATGAAAAACAAAAATATAAATTTAGTTTGCAGTGAATCAACCGTATTAAATATATTGGATTTTGAAATAATTAGAGATGTTAATTCAGGAGAAACTATTATATTTGAAGATTCTGGTCATATAACAAACCATCACTTTAAAGATTCTGTATTAACACCGTGTTTGTTTGAGTATATATACTTTGCAAGATCAGATTCTATTTTAGACAATATAAATGTATTAGATGCTAGGATATCAATTGGACAAATAATGGGTAAATATATTATGAATAATATAAATGAAGAAATTGATGTTATAGTGCCAGTTCCTGATACGAGTATTACATTTGCAAATGGAATTCAAGATATATTAAAAATACCAATTCGAAATGGATTAATAAAAAATCGTTATATTGATAGAACTTTTATTATGAAAGATCAGACAACAATTATTAAAAATATAAAGAGAAAAATTACGTGTAATGATTTGGTTTTTAGAAATAAGAATGTATTGATAGTAGATGATTCAATAGTTAGAGGTAATACAAGTAAACATATTATAAACATAGTTAAGAAATGCAATCCTAGAAAGATTATATTTGTTTCATGTTCACCGGTAATAAAAAATACGAATAATTTTGGTATTTACATACCAACAAAGGAGGAACTCATATATTATGATTCTCGTTCAATAGAAGATATTAGAAAATATCTTGGTGTAGATTACTTATTTTATAATGATTTAGATGATATTGTTAATGAACTACGTAAAAAAAATGAAAAAATAGATGGTTTTGAGATATCAATGTTTAAAGATTAAATCTTTAAGGTTTTTTCACATATTTTTTTCTTGATTTATAGATTTTTTTGGGTTGAGCATCTGCAATTTCCTGACACATTTTTGCAGTATATTTTTTGGTTTTGGAGAAATTTGGTAAAGGATAAAATGAGACCTTTCCATTTTTATTTTTTTTCATTATGAAATGGGATTCTTTTTCGTGATTTTTCCAAATAGACCATTCGGTTGTGATACTCATGACTTTCTCATTTTTAGGTACTTCTTTTAACCTTGATAATATATAATCGTTACATGGCATATCTCTTTGTTTACAAATACTTTTATTTGTATTATTTATTTTAACATACCACCCAAATTGACCCAAGTGCAAATATACATCAGAACCGTTAAAGACACCTATATGTTTAGGCAATGTCATATATTCGATTGCTTCTTCTACGGTTACATCATCTGGTCTTGATCCATAAGGCATTGGTGAATATTTTTCAATAGCATTATTTGTTCCTTCTGCCAAAGCAAAACCATTTTTATTATGTACAACTCCTATGATTTTATTTGTATCTTTATTTTTATGAATCATTTTAATCCAATTAACAGTTCTTTCAGAGTTATTCATCAATGATGGTGCGGGTTTTATAGCATCTATACAAGATTTCATTTTGGAATAGAAGTCATTCACAAATGATTTCCATTCAATTTGACCATTTGCAATAGCATCAAGTGATGTTTCTAATTGCGATGTAAAATCAAGTTTTATAATGGGTGCACAATTCATTTCTAGGAATTCTGTGACATTTTGTCCTAAAGGTGTAACAATACATACATTTTTCTGTCCTCCTATTTTTTGAATATATTCTGAGGCTTTTATCTTCTTATTGCTCCAAGATACTTGTCTCATTGACACATCCAGTGATGGGTTTTTTCCCATAGTAATATATCCTTTTTGTTGAATCTTTTCAACAATTGAACTAAATGTAGATGGTCTACCAATACCTGTTTTTTCAAGAGTTTTAATAAGATCAGCGGTAGAATAAGGTGGTGGTGGCTTTTCAACGCATTCTTTTAAAGATAATGCATTTATAGGATATTCGCGTCCAATTTCGAGATTATCATTTATGATTGCCTCCTTTTTACTTTTATCTTCCATTGTTTTTGAAGTATCACTGTCTTTATTTGAGGTAGGGTACCTCAGTTTTTGATATCCTTCAAAGGTAAGTACTTTAGATATAGATTCCCATGTATTTTTATCATTACCAGATGATGATTTTGTATCTTGTGTAGGTTCAAACAACGATACAAATTCATCATATTTAGAGGATGACATAAGTGATGCAACAGACCTCATCCAAATCAGAATAAATATTTTCATTTCCCCAATACCAATTGAATTGTCAGGTATGTTGTTAATTTTAATTGGCCTAATCGCTTCATGTGCTTCTTGAGCCTTTACACTTTTTTTACTTGTTCTTTTTTTGTTCAGAGTTCCAAAATATTTGTCACCATATGTATTTATTATGTAATCTTTTGCGATTAATTTAAATTCATTGGATAATTCAGTAGAATCGGTTCTCATATATGTAATGTAACCTCCTTCGTATAATTTTTGAGCATACGCCATACATTGTTTTGGATTAATACCATGTCTTTTGTAAGATTCTTGTTGTAGAGTTGATGTTGTATGAGGAGGAGGAGCAGATTGAGTTCGAACTGCTTTTTTCTTTGAAAGGAGAGTCATGGTTTTTTTATTTGCTATATTTTCAATCCATTCAGACATGTTATCTTGTATGATAGGTCTTGTTTTTTTTGTTATTTCAAGTATGATACTACTATTAATCTTTAATTTACCATGTGCTGTAAAATATTTATCACCACATTGTTGCTCTTTTTGTCTATCCATACAAATTTTAACTGCAGGGGATTGACATCTACCTGCTGAAATTCGTCCTTGAATATTTTTCCACAAAATAGGAGAAACAATGAAACCATATAAAATATCTACAACTCTTCTTGCTTGTTGTGCATGAAATAGATTCATATCAATTCTACCAGAATTTTCGATTGCATCCGTGAGTGCCTTTTTTGTAATTTGATTAAATCGTATTCTGTCTGTTTTTGAGGGATTTAATGATAAAACTCTCATTAAATTCTCTGCGATTGCCTCTCCTTCACGATCCATATCTGAAGCGATTATCACTTTTACACCTTTCCTTTTACAGGACTTTTTTAGTTCTGATACAACTTTATGTTTATCTTTTGTAATTTCGTATGGTAATTCAATATTATTAGGATCAAACCATTTAATACTAGGTGGTATATCCATAATATGTCCAAAACTTGCCATACATTTTACATTAAGTAGTTGTTCAATTTTTTTACATTTACCCGGAGATTCAACAATAACAACAGTATCGCGATTCATATTATTAATATGTTTGTTAATAAACTCTTTATAATCTATTCATTTTTATAAAGGTCAATTTATTATATATTCAAACTTAGACCTGCGGATGTATCTTTTTTAGGTCGACCTCGTTTTCTTTTGGGTATTGCAGGTGGTGGTACTTCATTTACTTCTGGAATAGAGCGTGTATCACTTATGTTGCCTACTTCTACATCTCTAAAATTTTGTATTTGATCCAAGATACGATCTACATCACTATCACTTGGACCCTTCATAGTAGGTTCTTTATTAATATTTACTTCTGATGGATGATTTGGTACTGGACGATGTGCCATTCTTGCATTCGTATGCTCGTTAATCATGTCACCCATAACGTTTTGAAAACCAGTATCGTCAGGTGCAGCACTGTTTACAGCAGCGGATGCAAATTGTTTCATAAGGTCGGGGTTTTGTTTTAGTATATCTTCCATGCCCGGCATTGAATTTTTAAATAGTGAATTTGTCATATGGAACATGACAGCACTTCCACCCAACATCATTAACAATTTCAATTCAGGTGCAATCTTTGCTTTAGTTTTGTATTTATCATGAAGTTCTTCAAATACTTCGTCGTAATCATTAATACTTTCATGTATATTTTCAGACCAACCATCTAATTTAACATCAAATGGGTCAAATTTAGAATTCAAAAACTCTAAACCCGAGACCATTGCCATCATTGTTTTTCTTTGGAAACGTACACTATTTTCAATATCTCGTTGGGCTTTAATACGTAAAAATTCTTCTCTCATATCATCAACACTTGAATTAAGACTAAATTTTCTTGATAAAGGGATACCTCTCATCTCAAATCGTTTCAATTTAAACAATAAATCTTGTTTCTCAAGTCCAGTATCTTCTGATATACTTTTTTGATTATTAAAAAAAACAGGAGTATCTTTTGGAGGTTCGGTGTTAATATTTATTTTTTCTTCTAATTTTGGTACATTTACATTTTCTATATTCATTTCAAATGAATCGAATTCTTTTAATTCTTCTAAAACGACGGGTTCTTTTTTAACTTCAAGATTATCCGGTTTTTTAAATGTTCTAGATGGTATTTTAAATGGTGTTTTTCTGAAACCACTTACATCTTCAAAGGTTTTTATTTGTGGTCGTGGTGGTTGTTGTGGTGGGGGGTGTTGTGTGTCGTTATTTTTCAATTCTCTAGGAGAGTTGGGTCTTGATTTTTCAGGATCCATCAATAGATCTAAATCTTGCAACATTGCATTTGAACTAGATTTTGGAATATTAACGGAATTGGGTGTATTAGTATCATCTAAATTTATAGGGTTTGTTGGTTGTGAGGTTTCTATTTTTTCTATTTTAGTTGTTGGGGTAAAATCTATTTCTTCTAGACCGCTCATATGACATGTGATAACAAATTATTGATTTGCGTTTAAACGTAAATTTTATTTTTTTTTATAAAAAAAACCTAACATTTGTAAAACAACATCACTTAGATCATCTTTTTTTTGGCTTTTTTTCCATATATTCTCAATATTATAAATAGTTTTTTCTCTTAATTCTTTATTTGGTAAATCTGACATATTCTCAAGCAATTTGCCTACAACAAAACATGACATTTTTTTCGTGTCATTGTAATTTTTTGGTTTACTATCTATATAATTACGTAAAATACAATATTTCATTTTAAGATTTGCAGGTATACATTTTACAATTGTATTCTTTTTTAATTGTATTTTTTTCAATAAAAAATAAGTCATAATAATCATTTGTAATGATTTCATCTTAGGATTTTTCATACAAGGTTGATTTTCTATAAGTACATAGTCTATTGTTTCTATGATTTTATCAAATTTTTTGTCTAACATTTCAATAACCTTGATACCAAGATCATCAATTGATAAGTTTGCATCTTTTTTCCTTGTTTTTAATCCTTTTTCTTTTAGATATTTTTTTATAATATCTTTGTAATCGTCCTTTTTTAATTTTTTAAATTCAGTAGTTGTAACATCTTTAATTATTTGTTCTTTCAATATAGCTTCTTTAAGTTGATTCTTAGTCATTTTGTTATAATTGTTACATAATTGTTTAATTTCGGATTGACCAAAAGATAAAACATCAATTATTTCCCATTTATTAATATAAAATTCCTTTTCAGAGTATAAACTAATATATGAATATGTTAGGTTTTTGACACCAACATCTATGGATAAAACATGAGTTACATTAGAGCTCATTAACATCCTATTTTTTTATTAATTTGTTTTTAATATTCTTTGTAAAGACTTTGTTCATTAGTTCTTCATCACAAATATGATTTGCTAGTATAATTTTCGTAGTTCCTGTATACCAAACTTTATCTAATATTCTATTCATATCTTCTTCGTTCTCTTTTGGACAAAATACATATTCAATTCCAGCTAATTGTGCCCCCCACACTTTGTCTGGTAATCCACCTATTGCATGCATATAACCATGGATATCTATTTCACCAGTAATTGCAATTTTATTAGATATTGGGACTTTCAATATACAAGAAAGCATGGCAACTGATATTGCTGTTCCTGCAGATGGTCCATCTTTTGGAACGGCACCTTCACAACAATGAATATGATAGTCGAGCTCTTTTGTTTTAATAGCAATGTCTTTTCTTGTTTTTTCAGATAATATATTATAAACAACTGTTTTCGCAACGGATATACTTTCTGTCATCACTTTACCTAAATGACCTGTTATTTCAAATTTTGTATCCTTACCCGATAATTCTGAATATTGTTGAATTTCTATACGAGTTATTCCACCCATACCTACAGATGTTGCGAATAATCCATTAATTGAACCTATTCTTGGTTCATCTAATAATTTTGTGTATTGAACGAATGTATATTGTTTTAATAGGTCGTCTTTAATATCTTCACAACTCAATGTTAGAGGTCTTTGTTTTTCATTATTTAAAAATTGTAAATTAATTTCACGTAATATTTCTAATAATAATTGTGATATTCTTCTAAGTCCTGCTTCAAATGTGTAATTCTTTATGATATACAATAATACATCATCATTTAAGATAACATCCTCTTTCGATAGTCCAACTGTTTGATATAATTTTGGTAATATATATTCGTTACATATTACACATTTTTCTTCATGTCTAAAGTGTGTAAATTGAATACGATGTATTCTTTCTCTCAATATAGGGTCTATATTGTAGATATCATTGTATGAGAATATAAATATTGCTTTTGAAAGGTCAAGAGGTATATCTGCGAAGTAACGGTCACTAAAGGTATCATTTTGCGAAGGGTCTGTTAAATGTATTAGAATACCTATTATTTCTTTACCGTGTTCCGTTTTACTAACTTTGTCCAATTCATCTATAAATATTATTGGATTCATACATTTTGAATTAACTAATATATTTACAATTTGTCCCCATGTACCTCCAGAATAGGTATATCCATGTCCTTCTAATAAAGATCCGTGAGAAGATCCCCCTAATGCTATAAAACTGAAGGGTCTATAACTACCATCAGTATCTTGAAGTATTTTACATATACCTTCTTTGGCGATTGATGTTTTTCCTGTGCCAGGTGGTCCTTCGAACCCGAAACAATATCCTTTTTTATTTCCGGTCATCCATTGTCCGATTATTTGCTCGATGCAACGTTTCGCTCTATCTTGTCCGTATATTGCTTCATCTAATATATTACGAATTCTTTTTTGATCATCACGTACGAGTCTTCTAACGTGATGCCATTCTTCTAAGATATTGTTGTATGGTGTATGTCTAAGTAGATTTTTTATTAAATTTGACAAACATTCTTTGATTTTGGATGATGATTGTAATATATAATATTCCATGTCAGAACATATTGCATCAATCGATTTTTTTGTCACTTGCACTACATGTTTTTTACCATTTTTTTGAAATTCTAAAGATTTGATGTTTAAATTTTTTTTAAAAGCACGAATCAGAGGGATTATATTATCTTTGCTATAATGAACTAAAATATTGAATTCATTTTCAACACTGAAAAAATTTTCTAATTCGAACCAAGATTTTGGTTTGAATATTTTTTCAGAATCGTATTCTTCAGAGAATCGTTTTGTTTTTACTATAAATGTTTGCAGTTGTACGATACATGATTCTTCTCTGAATACTCCAAAAGGTATTTCTAATAATTTGTCAAGATATTGTTGTGGTTTACTTATATCTCCTTGTTTATTTTGTATTTCTCTATATTTTTCGATTGCTTTCTTTTTTACAGAGTCTGCTACATCTAATGCACATATACGTGGTTCGTAATCAATTTCGGAAGGCATTAATGAGTCAATTTGTTTCGTTGGTCTAGATTCTCGTTCATCTAATATTTTTCGAGTTTGCAAAGGTAAATGATTATATATAATTTCGGTTATACTTTTCATTGAACTTTCTCTTTCAATAAGTGAAAATAAGAGCATTCCCATAAATTCACATTTATCATCACCCAAAAACATCAATGATAAAATATTATATTGTGTGTATGGTGTAGAACTTAGGAAATCTTTTACTAAAACTGGAACCATTTTTTTCTTATCAGCTAAAAATGACTCCAAATTAGTATTTATTTTATCTAACAATGTAACAGACGTATCACATAATAAATTATAGAAACATAATTTATATTTTAACCAATTTTCAAGGAAATTTTTATTATCATTTTGTTTTTCAACATATTTTAATAATTTATCTTTTTTATACCAGGTATAAGGGGAATTAATAAGTACTTTATATGAATCTTCTATAAAGTATCCTTTTCCTAATATTCCAAATGCATTTATTTCCAAACATTCATTAGAATAAATGAAATCTTTGAGTTGAGTTGTATTATATATTGCACTAAAATCATTCACGGAGTTTTTTCCGTCGCTATCGAAATATTCAACAAAAATAAAGCTTCTATGTAACAATTCTTTTTTATAATGGAAATGTCTTAATTTAGTATTTTTTAACTTTTCTACAAAATACTTGTCAATATATGAATTACACCCATAAGTATTTTGTAAAGAAATTATCAATTCTATATCTTCCCTTAAATTTTCTTTAGTAACAGTTTCCTTATTTTTTAAACGGATAGCAAATCTTTTATTTAAATCATAGAATTGTTGTGAATATATTTTAAGGTTATCCAAATGCAATGCAAATGTGTATAAAATAATATGAAAATACTCGTTCAATTTATTAGAAACATATTTTCTCCAATGAACTTGTATTTTTGTAACAAGCATGTTCTCCGCCACCAACATGTTATTAGGCATTGATTAATAGTCTCGTAGAAAATAAAAAACTTCAACTTGGAACTTAAATATGTAACTTATTTAAAACCAAATTCGGAATTCGATATAATTCACTGAATATATACAAAAAAACACTTTAAACTTCAACACAAATGATCACCTCGGTGTCAACTTCAAGTTCACTTCAACTTCAAGTTCATTTTAATATCCGCGTCAACTTGAAGTTGACAACAGTTAATGTTTATTAAATCAAAATAGATGATAATTAGTATGGATGTATTTCATACACAAAATCTTTTAGAGGTTGGAGTTGACGAGGCGGGTAGGGGGTCTCTTATAGGAAGAGTGTATGCAGGAGTTGTTATATGGAACAATAGGGATCTTACTGATTTTTATGAAGAGTTAAAAGATATACGTTGTCACTCGTATAAAACATGGGACAGTAAAAAAATACCTCACAAAAGACGATTACTTTTAAAAGAATTTATTGAAGAGAATGCGATTGATTACGCCACAGGTTTTGCAGAACCAATTGAGATTGACTCTCAAAATATTCTTCAAGCTACTTTCACAGCAATGCATCGTGCTCTTGATAATTTGACACATGAATATAATCATATATTGGTAGATGGTACACAGTTCAAACCATATTTTTGTTCAAAAACAGATGAATGGTCGCCATACACTTGTGTGCCACATGGGGATGCCAATTATATTTCAATTGGTGCAGCAAGTATACTTGCAAAAGTAGCTCATGACAATCATATAATAGAATTATGTGATAAATACCCAAGTCTCGATGAAAAATACGATTTATTAAACAATATGGGTTATGGTACTAAAAAACATTTAGATGGAATAAAACTACATGGTGTATCCGAACATCATAGAAAATCATACAAATGTTGTAAATAGAATTTTTCAATTGAATTAATTATTCTTTAATATAAACAAATAATTGTAATAAAAAAATAAGATTAACAATGTTACCATGGACTGAGAAATATCGTCCCAAAAATATAGAAGATGTATGTGGGAATAAAATAAGTTTTGAAAGTGTTCAACTCTATGGTTCTCAAAAAAAACATCTTATTCTTCATGGTCCACCCGGAACAGGAAAATCATCCGCCGTTCGTGCATTATTTTTAAAATTTCCAAAAAATTCGGTATTTACATTTGATACAAAAACTAAATCTTATTCACAAAACGTCATTTTAAAGAAAATGCATCATTTTATTAATAGATCATCTGATCATCCATTCAAATATATATTAGTTGATGAAGTTGATTCATTTACATTTTCAGAACAAAAGATGTTTATACATGCTTTATCAAATTGTTCTACAGATAAATGCAATACAATATTCTTTTTTTTGTGTAATAAAATAGAACAAATCTCATCTTGCATTCTTCGCAAGTGTATTTATATTCAATTTAATCCACTTAGTTTTAAATTTACCTATCCGTACCTTCAAAAAATAAAAAAAAATGAAAAACTTAAATGTACGAATGAAACGTTAAAGTACATTTTTGAAGGTTGTAGTAGAGATCTTCGTAAGACAACATTAATACTACAATTTCTTCATATGACTTATTCTAAAATAGATAAAAAATCTTTTGAAAGCAATGTAATTATTCATGAAAATAATTATGACTCTAAAATATCTTCATGGTTTGAAAGGATAAATCAAGACCCAGGCTCAATAGAAAATATTATTGAAGAATTATTTTCAAATAGTTATCAAATCTCAACAATAGGTTATTTTTTAATTAAATATCATATTGACAAGAAAAAAATTGATAGAACATACGTTCATATCATATCAGATTGTATTAATAAATCAAGATTAACGGAGGATTCATATTTTACACTGTATAGAATGATTGCGGAATCACCATTGTCAAAATTATAGTATTAATTTATAAATGGAAATATATTCAGTTCCGTGTCTTGTCGATGCTAAAAGTGATTACACAAAAAAGCTAATTCGTCATTTAAAAAAGTCTTATATGGCATCTATATTAAAAATTTATGAAGAAGCTAAAGAGAATTGTTTAAACTATCATGAAGATGATAAAATCTTAATTACTTTTCAGGAAATGTTAAGTGATATAGTAGATTGGGATGATAATAAAAAAACGGAGTTTATGGATGAGATTATATCATCAACCAAATGCGATTGGTTAGAGGATCTTGTTACTGCAGTATTTATTTTACATACCAAAATTCTGGCTACAATCAGGTCGGAAAATCCACCAAAGAAAGTAAATATTAATATTCCTGAAATTAAAGATTTTTTACATCAATGTTTTATTGAAATAGCAAGAGAAATTTGGAAACATGCTTATTTGTTCCAAGAAACATCTGATTCGTGTTTATATCAACAAAATTATAACAAATGTGAAGAACTCATATGTAATTCAATAGGTGAAACAGTTAGAGATATGTTACCTGTTAAGGAGATGTTGCGTGATCATTTAAATACTTTTGATAGTGAATTACTTGAAGAAACAGAAGATAATGATGAAACTGACAATTTAGATGAGAAAATATCAGTAATAAAGGATGAACCCATGAAAAAATCTTTTGAAAATATTGAAAAAAACGCACTTGCATCTGCTGTTTTAAATAATACCTTCATTTCACCTATCTCTGAATCGAACCTAGCAAAAAAACATACAGATGACGCCGCTGATAATAACAAAAATGATATAATGGCTTCTACAACATGTAAACTAATATCAACTGAATCTTCAAATGATTCAAAACCAGAAGTTTCATTATTTTGTACTTCCAATTCTTCACCATCACAACAAATAAAAGAAGTGAACATAGATGATTCTAAAACACTAATGAATATTGACTTGGATTCACTTAACAATAATGATATTGTAAATGTTGATTTTAATGATGGTAATATGCTAAGCAAATTACAATCACTCGGAGATGACGTACCTGAATTTGAACAATGTTAGTAATACGTTTAAAAACACAATTCTAAAAAATAATAAAATAACATTATGACAGAGTGTAAAATTGTTAAAAAAAGAAACCTGAAAGTTGAAGAATTTTTGAGAAATGGTCCAATGGAAATTGATAATTTACAGAGTTATTATCCGACTCTTCATACTTTGAAAAAATTACCTTACTCTAAATGGAACACAATAATTTTAAATAAAACACTTATAGATGTGGTAGATATAAATGAAAATATCGGCACAATATCCACAAAAAACGAAGATACGGAGGAAATTCCTTTTTTTTTAAAATGTACACCAATATTAGATACAACATCTTTGATTCAAGGTGAATATATAGATAACCATATTTCTCCATGGTTACCTACAAAAAATCATAGACAAGAAAACACCGCATTCAAAATACAAAATCCACAGAATACAGCGTATATTGATTCATTGTGTTCTATAATATTAGGTAGATTAACAGAAGAAGATGTATGTCCTCACTTTGGAAGTGTTTATGGTGTTTACAACGGAATTGTATCAGAGTATAATGAAGATATTACTCAGGAATATTCTGCATATAAAAGAGAAGATTGGTTCAAAAACGCAATATCTAAAAATAAATTAATATTGGATATTGAAAAGCAAGAATTAGAAAAAACAGATTTTGAAGAAATTGCTATTGAATCAATGGCGAATGACGATGATGATTTACTCTCATTGTCTAGTACTGAATCAAATGAACCCAATGTAAGTGCATCATATCCTAGACTTCCTGTTCAAATTGTTATGATGGAAAAATTCGAATATACCTTCGATGAATTAATTTCAAATGAAATTAATGATACATTATCTATATTATACGAACCATCTATTGTTAAGAGATATATTCGTTATTTACGTAAAAATTTAACTATTAGAAAAATGACTTCATGGATATTTCAAATATGTTTTGCACTCACATATGCGAATGATAAATATGATTTTGTTCACAATGATCTTCATATCCAAAACATTATGGGTAAAAAAACTGACATTGAATATTTATACTATAAGGTAAATGAAAAAATATACAAAATACCAACATATGGGTATATTATGAAAATAATTGATTTTGGTAGAGCAACATTTACATATAATGACAACATATATTTTGGTGATGTATTTGAAAAGAAGAATGAAGCGGGTGGACAATATACGTATCCTTATGAAGATGATACATGGAGTGATATATCTTCAACTTCAAGTGAGTTTGATGAATATATAAGACACGATAGAGTTACAAAAAAGGAAGTGAATCCTTCTCCATGTTTTGATCTTTCGAGATTTGCTTGTTCTATATTGGAAGATTATGAAGATAAATGGAATGATTTAGACTCATTCCCACTTGGACGACTTTTATATAAATGGTGTACCGATGATAATGATAGAAATTTGTTAGAATTAAATGGATTTGGTCTTTATAAACATATATCTAGATTTGTTTCACATACAAACCCAAGAGATCAACTCTCTCATGAAATATTTACTGAATTTTTAATAAATACCAATGAAACATGTGATATTGATAAAATTTATTCATTACCATAATAGATAAGTTTGGATATCTTTTTTTTAATGTTATTTGGTAACATTATTTAAAAACATATCGAATAAATTCCAGTTAAATACAATGACAGATCCGGTATCTTTATTATCAATTGCATCATGTTCTCTTATATCTATAATAGCCCAAATACAAAATTCAAGGTGTAAAAAAATAAAAGCGTGTGGAATACAATGTGATAGAGATGTACCTGACGACGATGATGAACGCTAACTTTATTTAGGACACGAAGCTTTCGCATCTACATATCGTTTCATGATGATTTCATGATTTTGCTTTTGATAATTTTTTAAATCATATCTTATTTGATTATACATCATATATAAATCTCCTACAAATACAACTAATAACCATGCTAACATCAATACAGATATTAATGTATAACGAATGAAAATAGGGTTTTTAAGTTGTTCTTCAAATGCCGTAAAACCAACTGCAATTAAAACTAAAAGTAATCCAGTCATAAATACAATGACTACAGCTTGTTGAGTATTCATATTATTATATACTAACTCTTTTTTTATTTTTTACTATAGAAACGGTACACTTATATTTTCAAATTATTACAAAATATAATTCAACTGCTTCCCATCATTAATATTATATTCGATATACATATTGCTCCACAAATCCACCATCTTTTTTTAAAACTTTTTTGTCTATTCAATTCAGGTTTACGCAACAAATAATAAGGTTCTGTATTAAATGGTGTATCACCTATAATATCTCCACACCATTTACCTAATTCTCCAGGTGTTACTTTTTCAGGATCAACTTCCAAATCTATAAAACCTAAACCTTGATAGAAACGCACTATTGTTTCAGAGCAAAATAGTCTTCTTCTTTTTTTGGATCTTAAAAAGGGTATTCCTAATCCAATACTTCTTCCACAATTGCAATTATATGACGTTAAACTATGATTTTTCCAAAAATATTCTATTCTTCTTCTGTATTTATTTTCATAAACATAGTCTATTAAATCTTTTTTATCGAGTTCAGATTCTTCATCAACAGTAAATTTGAACGGAGAATCTTTTAATCTGAAACATGCGATTGATGCACCATTGCTTAATTCATATTCAACTACATCTTTTAAATTTCTAATTTGAAGTCCATTCTCCATTTCATTATTTTCAACTTCTTTAATGCTACTCATACCTGCTAACATTGATTCTATTATATAGGTTTCTTCGTCCTTTTTATTTTTAAATTCAAAAAAATATTTAGGACATACGATACCTACATGTACCCAAGAGGATTTTATATTCAAATGATTCTCCTGAAAAATATCAAGACAAGTCGCCTTTATACCTTTTCCGGTAAAAAATATTATATCGCAGGGTCTAAGTTGTTTTTTCCATTCTTCGTAATTATAATAAATATGACGCATTTACATATCAGAAATGTATTTCTTGTACCACTTATTTTTAAATTAAATTTTAAAAGTATCCTTCATCCATTGCTGACCAAATTTGTTCTATATCCTTTTCATTATTCTCATTCATAATTATTCTATACCTCACACATCCCATTTGATTGTCTGTACAATAATATATTGTATCGTGAACATTTCCTTTTTTTTTGAATTTTTCAATTGTATCATCTGTATAACCTTGATATACAACATGCTCTTTTGGTTCATAAGAATATTGTGTGATTATTCTTTTTAATTCAGGTATCTCATAAACATTCATAAATCCCATTTGAGAATTTATATTGCATTCCGTTTTACCTTCTTTATTACTAACTTTTTTGTTGCCTTTCTTATTGACTTTCTTATTGCCTTTCTTATTGCTCCGCTTCTTAGATTTTTTCTTAGATAGCATATTCATTTTTTTTTTAGATTTGTTTCTGTTGATAGCTTTCATTGTTGTTAATTTTTTTTTGGCCATTATTTATACCAAGTAAAATTTTTTATTTAATTAATTCTCTAACCCAATTTTGAATAGGAGGTTGAACCCATTCATATAGAAAACCTTCCAAACCTTCTACTGAATTCCATTTCAAATTACATATACATTCATCTCCAATGTTACATTCAAAATACATAGTAGGATTTGGAATATACTCTATTCTTATTTTTTCATTTACGATTTCAATATTGAAATAATCAACTATTATATTGCTAACGATTGGTATTGACAATACTTTATCATTGAGTTGTATTCTCCCATAATGAGAATTCATATCAATAATCGTTCCCTTTAGTGAAATAACATCTGTATTTTCAGACTTTTCTTCTAATTTGAATAGTTTTGTTAAATAATATTCAGTATCCATGTGTCCTCTTAGAAATTTGGATCTATTAACAAACATAAGTTCCAAATGAGTAGCATGATAATCATATAGAATACTTCTATGAACAAGTTGATCTGCAAATCTACGTAATGGACTAGTAAAATGTGTATATTCTTTCAGTTCTAGAGAGTTGTGGCTCATATCTTTTGATTTATCATAAAACATATACCATGCTCGTTCACCTTTTTCGGCTACTCTTAGAATACTCTTGTTTCCTCTATTTTTGATTAACCAATTTGCAACATATGCGTTTGCTTTGATCATACATAAACTTACTAACTCATGAATGTCTGATAACAGATGTTTTTCAATATTAAATATAGTACTGATACCCTCACTAATATCGTTAACACGGTCACTAGAGTTTTCATATGTCAAGTTTTCGTTCACACATACCTTTGATTTTACCAACCTTATATTACCATTTAGACTAAATATTACTGATAAACAATCTCTTTCTTCCTTTTCTAAAAGAGAATGTTTTTCTACTAATTTATTAGGTAACAGATTACAAATTGTACTATGATAAATAGTTTCAGACTGGTGTTTTGCAACATTGTGCAGTTCAATTGATTGAGTGCCATCATTGAATGTTTCAGTAGGAGAGGCAATATGTATGGCAAGTTCATTGGTTTCTTTATTATATGATAACGCATCATCAACATCTTTACATCCTTCTGGGTCTATACTAAACGTATCATATTTTGTCCAATCTTCTTCTGCTGGTACTTGGATAGACTCATCTTTTTTTAATTGAATATTCTCATCGGACAATAAGAGTTTATTCCAAGATCTATGAATTTTAGTTCGCGAACGTGGTAAAGTACAATATCCAAATCTAAGTACCTTTTCAAAACAAGATGGATCATTAACGCTACCTATATCTTCAACTAATATTCCCATAGGCATAGTTTCATTTTCATTCCATTTTTGTATTTCAACCCTTACATACATATCGTTTTTTGAGGGATTGTGTGAGGATGCAACGCAATAGCGAGGATATCCTCTTAAATGTGGGATAAATGTATATTTACGCATTCCTTTAGAATTTTTTCCCCAAATTGTTTTGCTACTCAATTTTAATCTCCCCCCTAATATTGATTTTTCAAAGCAAATAGTATCTGGTTCAATATCTATTTCATTGTCAATTTCATACCAATTTCTAACTCCTTGAATCCAACATGGACTCTTCTTTGGTTTTTCTTGTTCTGCATTTTTTATTGTAATATTTCTAGATATATTCACATTTTGGTTGGGAACTAATCTAGAAGCTTCACATTCATACCAGAATACGCTGTTTGTCTCTTCTACATAAATATATATGTAAACTAACCTAGAAATATGAGTTCTATCTAAAACATAACCTTTCTGATTATCCATATATGTACTCATAATCACTTTATTTTGGTATTTATTACTTTATTTAACACCTGTATTCTCAATCATTTTTTAAAAACATACCAAAGTCTCTACGATCTTGGAAAATGTTAGAACACGCTTTTTTAACAAAATAAATTACATTCTTAAAAAAATTTACAATCAGGAAATAGTAAGATTTATCTGTGTACATATCCTTTTTTTTATTGGGTTCTGTATTTTTGAAATCAAAAAAATTATTGAAATAACTTTGAAGTGTTTCTTTCTCTAATTTAGAGAGGAAATCTAAATATGTCTCTCTTGAAATCTGGTTAGACTGGTTACTTAATTTATTAAACAATAATTCGGCTGTTTCTACGTGATTAATTAGTAAAATTTTTTGCAATTCAGGTACTGTATCAATTGTGTCTTTATTCATACGCAATGTAATTTGTTTATAAGATTGTGTCACTAATGAAAATAGAATAAATTCGGATGATTTATTATTTTCTATTTGAAATTTTTCAAAATATCCTAAGACCTTACCTGTCTCGTTTGCATTTAATATAAGATTAACTATCTTTTCTGAATTTTTCTCAAATGGTAACATTATTATGTTTATATAAGGAATCTTCTATTTATATTTATAAGTATGGCCGGAGGGTTAATTCAATTATCAGCATATGGTGCACAAAATCAATATTTAAATGGAAATCCACAAATGACCTTCTTTAAAGCTGTTTATAGACGTTATACGAATTTTTCAATGGATGCTATCAGAGTTGATTTTGAAGGAACAAGTGAATTATCTATTGATCTCGATGTACAACTTAGGTGTAAAATTCCAAGAAGTGGAGATCTTATAAGCAAAATGTATTTTGTTATCAATTTACCAGATATATATTCTGGTTATGATCCAGAAACGGATATTGACTATAAATTTTGGTGGATATCCTCAATTGGTACGAATATGATCAAAAAAACCAATATATCTATTGGGGGCAACAAGATTAGTGAGATGTACGGAGAGTGGATTGAGATTTGGCATGAAATATTCGGGGATCATGCTACAAAATCGCATTATGATCATATGACGGGCAATGTAGCAGACGTGTTTATGCCTCAATATAATGGTATTAATGGAGGTACATATCCTACTTCTACCCTATCTCCATATTTACATACAAATCCACAAGATGCGACAAAGGTTACTATTTTTACCGCAAACCCTTATTTACAACCTCCATCTATTCCTGGTAGAACACTTTATGTACCTCTTCCATTTTGGTTTACTACAAATCCTGGACTAGCATTGCCATTAATATCTCTTCAATATCATGAAGTTCATATTGAGATAGAATTGAGAAAAATAACTGAATTATATACAATTATTGAGACTAAAACTAATATAGGTAGTGCGGTTAGGGGTCAAAGACGCAGACCACTTTCTAGTGAATCGCATCATCATATTGGCAATTTTATAACGGGAAATAAGAGTGAAGATTTTGTAAGAAACACAGATTTAGGGGATGGTAATACAAACATTCAGGGTTGGAATATGGATGCTCATCTTCTTGTAAATTACATATATCTTGATAAAGAAGAACGTACAAGATTTTCAAATAATTCTCATGAATATTTGATAGAACAAGTGAATCTTAAAGAATTTATGGGTATAGTTGGTACAAAGACGTTAAATCTTGAATTAGAACATCCTGTAAAATACCTTGTTTGGTTTGGACAAAGGGATGATATTGTAACTGAAGTAAATGCTCATAATAATTATACAAATTGGAGACATGAATTTATTCCACCGGGATCGGACAGTTATTTAGAGTTTGTTGGAGCTGATAACCAAGATGTTCTTTTTTATGAGTTAGCAGAAACAGACGGTTCACCTATAATAAATCAACTCTCCCCTACAAATGAGTTTGGTTCTATTAATTACACAGAAAAAGATAGAGCTGAATTGCCAACTAAATTTAATTATCATTTTTATAAAGAAAATATAATAGAATCCACAAGACTTTTGTTTAATGGTATCGAAAGATACGCATCAATGGAAAAAATGTATTTTGAGCATGTTCAACCTTATCAACACGATGTTAAATTAGATAAAAAAGGTGTGCATATGTATTCCTTTTCATTAGATCCTACAAAATATCAACCGTCTGGAGCATGTAATATGTCACGAATAAAAAATGTACAATTAGAAGTAGAAACTGTAGATGTATATTCTGTAGAAAACAATACATCCTCAAATGAAACCCTCCAACACGAATACAAATTTAATATTAATGTATATGCAGTTAATTACAATATATTAAGAATAATGTCTGGTATGGCAGGATTGAGTTTTAGTTCTTAAATTTATATAATTATAAATTTAATAATAATGCCAGTTACACTTTATAACCAATCAAGAATTAAACAAGTTGGTCCGAAAAAAAATAAACCAAAAAAAAAACAAAAGAATGTTAAATCAAAAAAATCTAAAATTTGTAAATCAAAAAAATGTATCTCCAAAAGAAGTAAAAAACACAAAAAAACAGTTAAAAAAATAAAGGGTGGGGCTACAACTATATATGATAATCAAATCAATAATAATCAAATCAAATCTTTCATAGATGATTTACTCAACTTAAAAACACAATGGTTTTTTAATACTTCACCAGTTTTAGAAAGGAG